GAATCAGCGTAGGCTTGCAGGGCTTTGATGCGGGGTGCGCTCGGGCCAGTTTCCACATCCTCGTAGAAAGCCTTGCGCTTGGCGGTGTTGAGCAACACGCCCACCACCTTGCGCTCACGCCGTGCGGGTGCAAGCAACTCAGACCACAGCTCATCGCACACACGCCGCTTGGCGTTGGTGGATTTGGCGTTGGCTTTCTGCTCGGCGACCACGCGTTTGATTTCCTTTCGCTGTGCATCGGTGAGTTTTCGCAGCGTCAACGCATCTTCGAGCTGCGCTGCGGTCAATGCCATGTAGTGTCGGTAACGAAGTTCCATGATTGTTTCCTTGGTTTGTGTCACTGCGGTGTGCATGACGAATGGAAATTATAAGGGGTTTTAGATAGTTTCTGTCCGAAGTATCCGTTAAATTTCCAGTATCCACAGGGGAAGGACACATTCAACGCCAGTGCCCATGCGGGCTTGCGGATTTCTGGTGGTATGTATACATTGATTTTATGGAGAGGACTAGCCAGCTTCAAAGTTAAAGAAACAAGGCGGACAAACATATATACACACCCCCCTATATATATAAATATATAAATAAATATATATTATGTGTCAGAAATCGAGACCGCCAGTATCCATGCGGGTTTGGAGGTGTCTTTCTCCGCAGGATACTGGAAATACGCGGCCTAGGTAGTATGTTTCCTGTTTTGAAGCAGGAAACTATCTGGACTCGCAGACATTGTGTCTGCGAGTCGCTCTCACAGGCTTGCCTTGCGTCACAGCAGTGGAAGCTGCACAGGTTGGCAGTTGACCTCAAGCCAGGACTCGAAGGCGGCGTCTGACGCAAAGGACATCGAGCGCAGGGTGTCTCTGTTCTGTACTGAGACGATGTGGTAGTCGCGGCGTGGGTATTGGGGGAAGTAGTCTTGAATGAGCCAGCGACCAGTGGGTAGGGTGAGGGTGCCACGATCTTTGAGCAGGGGGAAGTGTGTTGAACGCATGGTGAATCTCCTGAGTTGAATGGGCAAGATTGCCCCCACAACCCACGCTGGGCATGGGTTGTGAGAGTTTCCTCAAAGGCTTTCGATTGGTGGCGCATCAGTGCAAATACAGACAATGCGCTCAAACTTTTCAGGGCGTGTTCTGGTTGTTACCCAGTCGCAGGTGGTGACAGTCACGCTCTTGCCCGTGTGGGTGTAGCTTTCGACACGCATGGGTTTGCCATGCACTTCAATGACTTGTCCGATTTTGTAGTTGCCTTTTGGGATAAATGCAAATTTCATGGGTAAAGCTCCGTTGGACAGGAAAAGAAACAGCGGCGAACCCTCTCGGGCAAGCCGCCGTGGAAAACTCGCAGACAAACTGTCTGTCAGTCAGCTTTGAGCTTTGAGTTGAAGGGTTGTGAAGCGGCGCTTCTCGGCGGCGGACAGGGCTTGCCATTGCTCGAACAGCTCAGCCACCTTGTCAACCTTGCCGCTGGTCTTGCTGGGCTTGCGCTCGGCTTGCACATCGTCAAAGATTTTGCTCAGAATTCGCGTGACTTGTCGCTCGTACTTGTTGCCATTGCCAAAGGTCACACCTCGTTGACCCTCGTAGATCAAGGCCATTGCACCCTTGCGCACCTCGGCAATGTAGAACACAACGAATGGCCGAGCCGTGGTCTTGTCCGCAATGCCCAATTCCATGAGCTTGGCCGCAAGGGTCACAGACACACTGTCTGCAAGTTCGAGGGTTGGTTTCACGGCTTGATACTGAGTGTCAGTGATGCCGAGGGCTTTGCGCAGTGAGAGAGCATTGAATGCTTGTTTCATGGTGAATCTCCAATAAGGATGCCCCGCTAAGTGGCGGGGCGACACAGCGGCTGAGTTCCCCCAACCGATGCCTCTAGTATACCACAACAGGTAAAACGATAGCCCTCAAGTACGGCAAAAACCGAAACCTTTAGACCCCACCATACCCCCACCAACCCGTTCTGGGCAGCGAGACCCTGCCATGTGTGAACACTGTTCCCCAGCCATAATCCCAATTTCCTGTAATCCTTTTCACTACCCCCATAAATTTTTTAAAAAATTCTACAAAACACTTGTCCAACGATTGACAAGGGTTACAACACGCCCCCAAATGAAAAAAGCCCCTGACCGTTGCCAGTCAGGGGTTAAAGAGGGGGATAATCACAAACCCCCGGAGGAGAAGCAAATGAGCAATTTTGCTTGCTGGCCGCAGGCCAACTGGCAACTGCTTGCACACTTACCGGGATTGAGTGTACATTAGCCCCATCGCAGGTTCAAGGGCTTATGCGCGTATGCTGGATCACTTAATAGATTTTCATCCCCCCGTAGATTCCTACGAACGCAAAGCCGTGCGTGGGCTGGATGCCGCGTCTCCTGAAGAAATCTTGAACGCCCAGGTCAAGACCACCGAGTGGCTGGAGAGCATGGGGGTTGACAGTGACCAGAAAGTACTCGAGCAAGCACAGGCCAACGCCGCACGCAAAGTGTTCTCCGCGCTGGCCACCGCACAACCTGTTGCGGAAATGAAACACCAACTCACACAACTCAAGACCCCAGAGGCGGTACGCCATCTGGTCACCATGCTCTCGGCCTACGACTGGGAGTTTGTCGAGCAAGCCAAGGAGCTGCGCGGCATGGCGGTGGCAAAGATACTGGAGGAGACAAACCACCCCGACGCTCGGATCAGGCTCAAGGCGCTGGACATGCTCGGGCGGGTCACAGAGATTGGGCTGTTCACTGAACGCATCGAGGTCAAGCGCTCTGACCTGTCTGACACCGAGATCGACCAGAAAATCAAGGACAAGCTCAACAGGTTCATGGGCGTTACCGATGCTGCTGTGATTGAAGACATAGAAGTTAGCACTCACACACAAGAAGAACCCACCACAACTGCGGCTGATGAAGCTCAACGACCTGACGCTCTCCCCAACTGAGATCGCTGCCATTCAAAAGGCGCTCCCGACTCTTTCTCTCAAGGAGAAGATGGAGCTGTTTGACATGTTGGAGGAGCGCGAGAAGCGCTACGGGGTGGCCGCAGCACGCCAAGACATGATTTCCTTTGCCAAACGGGTCTATCCAGGGTTTAAAGTGGGTCCGCACCACAGGAAACTGGCCAAAATCTTCACCGATGTGATCGAGGGGCGCAAAAACCGGGTCATCATCAACATCGCCCCCCGTATGGGCAAGTCAGAATTCAGCTCTTACCTGTTTCCAGCCTTCTTTCTAGGTAATTACCCTAATAAGAAGATCATCATGGGGACGCACACCGCGTCTTTGTCAGAAGACTTTGGCCGCAAGGTCCGCAATTTGATTGCAAGCGAGGACTACCGTGAGCTTTTCCCCCGCACTGTTGTTGCCGATGACCAAAAAGCTGCTGGAAAATGGGGTACTGGCGCTGGGGGTCAGTATTACGCTGCTGGTGTCGGTGGTGCTCTGGCTGGCCGTGGTGCCGATCTGTTCGTTATTGATGATCCTCACTCGGAACAAGACGTAAAAGCCAACAGTCGTCTAGCGTTTGACACGGCGTGGAGTTGGTTCCAGACCGGACCCCTCCAGCGCTTGATGCCAGGGGGCGGAATCATTGTGGTGATGACCCGCTGGGGCAAGCTGGACCTGACCGGGCGGCTGATCGACTACCAGACCAAGAACCCCGATGCCCCGGCCTGGGAGATCGTGGAGTTGCCCGCCATACTGAACGAAGGCACGGACGACGAGAAGTCTCTGTGGCCAGAGCAGTGGCCCCTGACTGCGTTGAAGTCGGCCAAAGCGTCGATCGACCCCCAGTATTGGAACGCGCAGTACATGCAGCAGCCCACCAGCGACAACGCGGCCATCATCTCCAGAAAGAACTGGCGCATCTGGGAGGGCGAAGAGCCACCCACCTGCGAGTACATCATCCAGAGCTGGGACACGGCCCACGAGACCAAGAGCACGTCTGACTACAGCGCCTGCACGACCTGGGGGGTGTTCTACAACGAGGAAGAGAACGATGCTGCGCAGGTCATACTGCTGGATGCGTTCAAGGACAGGATGCCGTTCCCAGAACTCAAAGCTGTGGCGTTCAAGCACTGGAAGGAGTGGGACCCCGATGCGTTCATCGTGGAAAAGAAAGCCGCTGGCGGACCACTCATCCAAGAGCTGCGCCACATGGGTATCCCGGTGCAGGAGTTCAGCCCGTCCAGGGGCAACGACAAGATCGTGCGTCTGAACGCGGTTGCGGATTTGTTCACTTCAGGTACAGTCTGGGCACCAGACACACGCTGGGCCAGGGAGGTCATCGAGGAGGTGGCGTCCTTCCCCAACGGTGAGAATGACGACTACGTGGACACGACCTCCCAAGCGTTGCTGCGGTTTCGCCAAGGCGGGTTCATCAGTTTGGACACCGACGAGAAAGACGACCCCATCTACTTCCGCCGCAAGGCGGCGTATTACTAAGGACAGACATGGCAACCAATATCGACAAAGCGCTTTACCAACAGCCCCAGGGCATTGACGAACTGGGAGAGCAAGAAGAGCCGATCGAGATTGAGATCATCGACCCCGAGGAAGTCAACATCCACGCCGGGGACTTGGAGTTGTCCATCCGCCCAGGCGAAGACGAAGATGATTTCGACGTTAACTTGGCCGAGGAGATGGACCAGTCTGCCTTGGAGACCCTGGCCGGGGACTTGTCAGGGGACATTGAGAACGACAAGAACTCCCGCAAGGACTGGGAGAAAGCCTACACAGAGGGGCTGAAGCTGCTGGGCCTCCAGTACGAGGAGCGCACAGAACCGTGGAACGGCGCGTCTGGCGTGTTCCACCCGATGATTACCGAGGCGGTTGTGCGCTTCCAGTCTGAAACGATCACGGAGACCTTCCCGGCCCAAGGCCCGGTGCGTACGAAAATTCTGGGCAAGCAGACCCCGCAGAAACAAGAAGCCGCTGTTCGCGTTGAGTTCGACATGAACTACGAGCTGACAGAGGTGATGCGTGAGTTCCGCCCCGAGCATGAGCGCATGCTGTGGAGCCTGCCAGCCACTGGCAGCGCGTTCAAAAAGGTGTACTACGACCCAAGCCTGGGCCGTCAGGTGTCGATGTTCATCCCGGCTGAAGATATCATCCTGCCCTACGGGGCTACGGACTTGGACACCTGCTACCGCGTCACCCATGTGATGCGCAAGACCAAGAACGAGATCGTGAAGCTCCAGAAAGCTGGGTTCTACTGCGACGTTGAGTTGCCAGACCCGTCCAGGGAGCAGACCAACATCCAGAAGGCCAAGGACAAGGAGACCGGGTTCAGCGACTTGAACGACGAGCGCTACATTATTTTTGAGTGCCACGTTGACCTGGACTTGGAGGGCTACCAAGACAAAGACGGTGACGGAGAAGAGACGGGTATTGCGCTGCCATACGTAGTTACCCTTATAAAAGGGACCAACGAGGTGTTGGCCATCCGCCGCAACTGGAAGCAAGACGATGAACTCCGACTCAAGCGACAACACTTTGTCCACTACCAATACATCCCAGGCTTTGGGGCTTACGGCTTTGGCCTCTTCCACCTCATTGGGGGATTTGCCAAGTCAGCCACCA